CATCTTCTTCTAGGTGCGGCGTGGTTTTACCTCGTCCGCATCGTTTAAAGTAGTTAGAGATTAGGAGACATCATGAGATTCAAAGACGACGATAGACAAGGTGACGGTCGCCCCCATGTTGCGGGGTCGGACCTCCCCACCGAATACCCATTTGCGGTAATTGTTGAGGATTTAGAATGCGATGTTGCCCACATGTATGTCATTACACGGGCGACCGTATACAAGTTCGACCCCGTGACATTCATGTCACTTCTCAAGAGGTATGCTGAAGCATCAGTAACTAACGATGCGGACAATGCCCCCGACCTTGACAAGGTTCGAAATGCCACAATGGCTCTACGGGGGCTTGTAGGTAGGAACTGATGACTCGACGCCAACGTGACGCAGCAAGGAATGCCAACCCCCAGGGGAGGGCATACCTAACTGCCATTATGGCTAGATGGCGTGAGGCCAACCGAGAGCGCTACAACGAGATTTCGCGCAACTCCAAACATGCGCGTAAAGACATGGATGTTCGGTTATTAGATGAGGAGTTTTAAAATGAGTTACGCAGACAAGATTAATCAAGCATGCAACCCGATTACAATCGTGGCCGAGAGCCTTGTGGTTTCGAGCGACTGGCACGTTCCTTATGTTGATGAAGAGTTATTCGGAAAGTTGTTGAGTGTCCCAGAAGAAACAGGTATTAAGAGATTAGCAATCACAGGAGACCTATTCGATGCGGATTCGTATTCACGGTTCACTCCCATGGCGCCTACTGTCTCTTTTAGGGACGAGTGTGATAACGTCAGGAACAGGCTCGAGTACGCACTTTATGAGTACGACACCATCTACATATGCCGTGGTAACCACGAGAAACGTGTCATCGACATGAACATGGGTAAGTTCCAGATGAAGGAACTCATCGACATGTGCATCCCTGACGACATGAGCAAGCGCGAATTTGACGAGAGAGTGAAGGTGACAAATGACGACCACATTCATGCAACTATTGCTGGACGTGTATGGCTTTTTAGCCATCCTCGTAATTTTAGGATTATTAACTTGTCTGTTGCTCGCGACCTGGCATCACGTTATCAATGTTCACAAATCGTCGCACATGGACATCAACTCGCTCAAGGATTTGACAGATCGGGAAGACACCGTCTCATTGACGGAGGAGGCCTTTTTGATAAGAATCAACTCGCCTACCTGCGTGAGACGACATGCTACCCTGAAACCAAAAACGGATTCGTAATCCTTGACGGTGACAACACCCGAGTAGTGGAGGGACAATGACCCAAACTGATTGCATGAACTGTGACTTCAGTGAGAACTGTGACTGGGGTTTAATCACCCAGAACATGGTTCCGATGAGCCCACCATGCGTCGCAAAGGCGTGGCATGAAAAGTCGCTCAAGAAGTTCGAAGAGCAGAAGGACGCAATCCGAGAGAGGATTGAGCAGTCTTATAGAGACGGGCCAAAGTTCGAGCAGGTTAAAGCCCGCATAGTAACAGTTGGTGACTTCTGCAAAGTTGAACGCGATTTCATGGGTGAGGGTGAATAGTGTGTTCGAACGAGTAAAAGATGTGTTCAATGCGGTGACAGGTCGCAAGGCAACTTGCGAGGGCAATTGTTCCTGTCATTCGATACGCGACGAGTTGGGAAACATTCGACCAGGAAGCGAGGAGGAGATGGGAGAGTTCGTAGATTACGACTTCTCAAAGTGCTCCCCCGAACTCCAGGAGTGCATCGAGAACATGCTCTGCCCCGAAGGTCTTGTTAAACTCCAGGAAGAGATTGACAAGCAGAACGCGGCAGAGGCAGCAGGCTCGTGCAATGAAGACGAAGCACCTTGCGGAGATCCGACAAGGTCCGACAAACCGTGTATACACATGGAGGTCATCTTCAAGTGTCACGTTGGCGAAGGCGATATGAAGCCTGCGAACTGCTCACTCTCAACCTGCCCCGCACGTGCCCAGGCACACCTCCGCGAACAGTTCAAGGAGCGAGAGAATGCCCATATGTTCAATTGAGTTGCCCTACATTGAGGAGGGGGATGAGGTAATAGTTTACTCTCTCCCCAACTGCCCCAACTGCATGAACCTCAAGGAAGCACTTCGGGACGCGGGCATTAAGCACCGCACTTTAATGATGGATACCCCCGAGGGCATTACTGAACTGCGTGTTAATGGTTGCTTTGCAATGCAGGCCCCTGTGCTTCAGGTTGGAGACACGTTTTATGAAGACTTGTTCTAATCCCATGGAGTTTATATGCTCTTGGGAAGATACTCGTGATGAGTGTAGACGGTCCGAGATCAAGTCAATAGTATACGGTATTCATTATGAAGAAGGAACAGGAAAAGAAAACAAAGGTCGTTAAGGGGAAGACTTATATCGAAGAGATTGAGGCTCTTCTTCCCCACTACAACATTTGTGAAAAGTGCAGTTATAAGGACCTCCCAGTTTGTCCCATGAAGGGGACAGACCTGTGTGATAATATACGTGGTGCGTAGATTAGCAGGTGCAACTCCTGCACACCACATCATGGACGCTATTACGTATTGCAAGTATTGCGGTATGATTGTGCATCCGTGGAGAATGGATGTTGATAACATTGGTATATCAAAGTGGTGCTGCGATGGCGCTGGGGGGTGTGGAGCAACATGGGTAGAGCAGTGGAAGAAAAACAAACCAAAGGACCAGGACGTCCGAAAAAAGAAATCGACTATGAACTCGTGCACAGGTATGCACAGATTCAGTGTACACAAGAAGCGATAGCCATCCTGCTAGGGATATCACTATCTACACTACAACACGATGAGGAATTTCGCAGGGTATACTTCGAAGGAAAAGAGGATGGTAAAACTGCATTATTGGCCGCCCAATATAAGTTGGCATCGAATGGCAATGCTGACATGTTGAAGTGGCTCGGTAAGCAGTATATGCGCCAGTCAGATAAGATAGACAGCACTATCAACGAGCGTGTAACAATCATCATTGAAGGCGAAGACAAAGACGTGTAATTGACGTCGCTAATGTTTATGTAACGGGCATGTAACTATGACATTGACCAAGACACCAGACCAAGTGGCAGCCACCAAGATGCTGTCGACTGGTGCCAAGTATAATTTATTATATGGAGGTAGTAGAAGTGGAAAGACATTCTTATTGGTGTACGTCACCATCATCCGAGCGCTCAAGGCGCCAGGGACAAGACATGCAATATTCAGATTGCATTTCAACCACGCAAAGCAAAGCATCTTCAACGAAACAATCCCGAACGTATTGCGTGTCGCGTTCCCTGCTTTACCTGTTACTTTTAATCAAGTCGACTGCACTGTTACTTTTCATAACGGTAGTAGTATTGTTGTTGGGGGCCTAGATGACAAAGAGCGCACCGAGAAGATTCTCGGTCTTGAGTTCAGCACGATTTATCTCAACGAAGCCTCGCAAATACCGTTCGCTTCGTTCCAGTTGGCACAGACACGTCTTGCACAGAAGAGCAGTCTGCATAACAAGTTCTATGTCGACTGCAATCCCCCAACCAAAAGCCACTGGATATACAGTTTCTTTATCAAGAAGATTGACCCTGTCAGTAACTTACCTCATACACAGCCAGAGAATTATGTCAACATGCGTCTTAACCCCGAAGGTAACCGCATCAACCTCTCCGACGATTACATCGATGACGTGCTCGGCAGTTTATCAGAACGCCAGCGCAGACGGTTCTTATTAGGTGAATTCCTCGATGATAACCCATATGCACTGTGGAAGCACGAGAACATCGATAGATTCCGAATTGGATCTCCAAAGGGAATCAATTGGTCTCGCGTCGTTGTTGGCGTTGACCCTGCTGTCAGTAGCGCTACTTCATCCGACTCAACTGGTATTATCGTTTGTGCTCTGCGCGACAATGGCGACTATTACGTACTTGCTGATTATACAGTATGTGCTAGTCCTAACGTATGGGCGCGAGCGGTTGTGGATGCATATCACTTCCACAATGCCGACCGAGTTATCGGAGAAGTTAACCAAGGAGGAGACCTCATCGAAAGCACTCTTCGCACGGTCGACCCGACTATATCCTACAGAGCGGTCCATGCAACTCGCGGCAAAGTTATCCGTGCGGAACCTATCGCGGCGCTCTACGAGCAAGGCAAGGTTCACCACGTGGGTGCGTTAACCGAACTCGAGGATCAGATGTGCGAATGGGTCCCGAATGACAAGACC